GCTGCTGTACAAAGTGCACAGTTCAGAATACAAACAAACGAATAAACTTTATTAACATTTAAATAAATTAAAATGGCTGATTTTTCATTAACCACGTTATTCGTGGTTCCAGTAGGGCAAACTGCACTCCCTAGCTCTGGCTCAACACAAAACTTGACTGCAGGACAAGTTGGTATTTTTAAAAGCGACTATTCGTTAGCTACTGCTGCGAACATTGCTGCTGCTCCATATTTTTATGTAGCTCAAGGTAGAACAAACACTTACTTACAAGGATCTAAAAGATCTGACAAGATCAAAGGATGCCCTTCAGGATCTGGTTGTAGTTCAAATGTAACAGAATGGTACAAAGTATCAGGATGTCCTACAGCTGCAAACCAAATTACTGATGTAACTGATTTCACTGTACAATGTGGAGAAACTATCACGTTAACTTTACGTGCTCACTCTTCTTACATTGATACATTGTATTTCAATGGTTTCACTCGTTCAGTAACTATTCAAGCTCCATGTTGTAATTGTGATGACAACCCATGTGATGATGTAAGCACTAACACTATCATCAATGAGTTGATTTATCAATTAAACTTAAAAGCTCCAGGAAACAACCCTGACAACATTTCTTTCTCTACATTCTATACATTTGAAAATGTAGGTGGTACAATTTTACGTATTACAGGAAAACCATTAACTAAATATGGACAACCTTGTGATGTAGCAGCGTTCCCTTTTGAATATGACAGAATGTCTTTCAGAACATTTGTATATTCTGGTCCAGCTACTACTGCTGACTTTATCGTAGCAGATGCTTGTAACTTTGTTGCTCAACCAGTTATTACTCAACGTGCATCTTATGCTACAGGTACATCTGCAGAAATTGCTCAATTAGAGAAAAACTTCTACAGCTACCAAGCAGGTTACTTGAAACACCTTTACAGAATGAATGGGTACAATGAGAACTTTGAGTCTTGGGTGTCTGATGGCGTAACTTATGATACATACTACATTAGATTTAATGAGTATAACAAATCTGAGTACCAGTGGGGTGATTATATTATGGAAGATTCTACTGTAATCATTGCTGCTCCAAACGCTTTAACAAGTGGTATTGCTGCTGCAATTGAAACTGTATTAGAAGCTGCTTTAGGAACTGTTGTTGACAATAATGCTTGTATCACTACAACTACTACAACTTCTAGTGCTCCTGCATCAACAACAACTACTACTTCTACTCTTATCCCTTAAGAATAAACAGTAGATAAATATTAATAACCTATGCCAGGGGAAAGAGGATAACTCATATTCCTCTGGCATATTTATTTAAAACAAACATGGCAAACTTACAATTAGATATATTAGTAGTTCCTACTTACGATGTTAATACTCTTGGTGTTGCAGATGCTTCTGTATATCCTACCAATCCTCCAGTGGTTTCAGCACCATCTGTTGAAATTGAAATACCAGGATTTGGAATTAAAATTTTACCATTTGTTCCTAACCAATTAAATGTATTCACATCTTCTAATTTAGGAATTACAGAGCCTGGTTGTAATCAACCTCTTCCTGATGGAGTTTATAGAATTAAATATTCAGTTGCTCCTGCATATGCAAATTATGTAGAGAAGACAATTTTACGTGTTGATAGACTTCAAGAGAAGTTTGACAATGCATTTTTACAATTAAACATGATGGAATGCGATAGAGCTCTTAAAACTCAATCTACCGTACAATTAAATACAATTAACTTCTTTATTCAAGGAGCGATTGCAGCAGCTAACAACTGTGCAGAATACGAATCAAACACATTATATACTCAAGCAGATAATATGTTAGATAACTTTTTAAAATCAAACTGTGGTTGTTCTGGTAACAACTACCAATTAAACTTTTATTAATTATGGCACAATGTTCAAGCTGTGGAGCTAAAGTGGGATGCGGTTGTCAATTGACAAACGGAGTGTGTGCAGCATGTGCTGCTAAACCAAATAAATAAAATTATGTTATCACCAAGATTAACTAATTGTCCAGAATGTGCAAACATTCCTTCTTTACTTAAAAAAATAGATTGCAAGTTAGCAGAACTTGGCAATAACTTATACAACAATATTTCATATATGTTGAACAAACCTGTTCCTTCTAGTGATATACTTCAACTAATAGGATATAGAAGAATATTACAATATAAATATATAAACCCAAACTACGCTCATAAATACTCAGTAAATATGATTGCTAGTAGAGTGATAAGACTTACTACAGGATGTGTAAGTAGATGTAATGAACCAGCACCTTGTTTAGAAGTTCCTTGTGATATTACAATTGTACCAAATCCTACAATAACTAGTACAACAACAATAGCTTAAATCTTTTAAAATAAATAATATGTCCAATTGCTCAAATTGTTATAACGGATGTACAGAAATTGTCTCTGACAGATGTGTTAAATATACAGGAATAGATGTTCCTGTTCTAGGAATACAAACAGGTGATTCATTATCATTTGTAGAACAAGCATTGATTACATTCCTTACATCTACATTAGATGGTACAGGAATAAAAATTGATCTTACACCTACAGTGATATGTAATCTTGTACAACAATATCTTCCTACATGTGGAGATCTTTCTATTGTAGATATATCAAAAGCTCTTATAGAAGCTGCTTGTGATCTTCAATTGCAAATTGATGCTATAGTTACAGACATAGTAACAATTAATAATGAATTAAATGTAATTGAAGCTGATTATACTGTAAGATGCCTTACAGTTGCAACACCTTCTATAACACCTTCTTCAGGAACACATGCTATTCTTCAGGCTACAATAGATACATTATGTGCATTAGCTTTAGATCTTAGTACAAATTATGTAAGTATAGCTAATATTGATACTTACATTGCAGCATATATTAGTGGATCAAGTTCATTAGTAAGTGCTAAAATGATTCCTTATGTAGCAGTTCCTTATTTCAATCCAGATCTTTCAAACTTTGATGGTACAGGAGCTGGTATAGGAAACTGGGCTAAGATTTATTTATGTAATGGAGCTAATCCAGGTGTACCTGATTTAAGAGGTAGAGTGTTAGTAGGAACCACTACAGGAATGAATGGCGGCTCTCTCAACACTGCTGTTGATCCTGCTTTAGGTAACCCTCCTTATTCATTAGGAACTACAACAGGTGTGAATCAAGTTACACTTGGACCTACACAAATTCCTAGTCATACACATGCTATTACAAATGTTGTAAATGTGACTGATCCTGGACATACACATGCTCTTAGTAATATTCAAAATAATACTAATGCTTTTGGAGTTAATGGATTTTTTGACCGAGCTGCTGGAGGAGCATCATCAGGATTATTAACTACTAGTTCTACTACAGGTATTACTGTTAGTGTAAATTCTTCAGCATCTAATTTTGGTGGAAATCTTCCTCATCAAAATAATCAACCTGCAATTGGTTGTTACTATATTATATATATACCTTAATAAATCATCAATATGTCATATCCATATTTACCAGTAAATCCTTGCTGTACAAATGTAGTTTTAAATACACCTTGCGGATGTAGTTCTATTATAACCAATACTGGTTGTAACACTAACAATCCATGTTCAACACATTTAACTGCATCTAGTACTATTGTTTATGATGGTCCTGAATTACCATGTATAGTGGCTGAACCATGTGATACTTTGAATGTGATCTTACAAAAGATAGATGAAATTATATGCAATTTAACATTACAAGTAAATTATTTAAATAATCAAGTTACTAATATCACTAATCAGATAATCACTATTAATGGTGATATAATTAATATAAACAATCAGTTAGATGTTTGTTGTAATGTTACAACTACCACTACCACTACTGCAGTTAAGTCTACAACAACGACTACCACTAAATTGGAACCAACTACTACTACTACCACAACAACGTTTGCTGGAGCTTGTACATGTTTCCATGTTGCTATAAATCAAGCAGATATAACTAATGCTACAGGTAATACATTCCCTGAACTTAATGGTAAAGTGTACTTACAAACTTCTAAAGATTCAGCTTGTGAAGGTGGTGATATAGCTGCAGAATACTCAACTTTCACTTCAGATGGTTTCTGTATTCTAACAAGTGAAGTAAGTTCGATACAGTTGTTCTATTATAAAGATGATGTTCCAATTTACTATCCAGCTACAGTTAGTACATATAATGTACTGTATAGCACATGTTCAGTAAATGGAGAATGTTTACCTGTATAAAAACTAACGTTAAATAAACAAAGATGGCTGATTGCTCTCAGATAAATAATACAACAATAAAAGGAACGAGTGCTGTTACATACGATAGCACTCCACTTCCTTGTACAGACGTGAATACATGTGATGGTTTAAATACTATACTTGCTAAGTTTAATACTATTATATGTAATGTTACAGATAGTGTAAATACACTTACAGAAGACATAACAAATCTTACTGAAGACTTGATAATTATAATTGATGATGTAATTAACATTAATAATCAATTAAACATATGTTGTCCAACAACAACTACAACATCATCATCAACTAGTACAACATCATCATCAACTAGTACAACTACAACAACTACCACTGCTGTTCCTACTACAACTACCACCACGACTGTAGCACCAACAACAACAACAACAAGTTCAACAACAATTGCACCAATTATTCCAACATATTCTTTAGCGGAATCTCAGAATTTTACTGGTGGAAGTCCTTTTTCTTTCTCGGATAGTTTGATGATAG